CATATGTATATGTTTGATTTGTAGTACCACTAACGCTAAACGTAAGTGTGTTACCTGATTTAGTTATACCATCAAGATAAAAGTTTGAAGCAGATGTTAAATATCTACCATCTAAATCTACTGTAAGGTCTGCTAGACCTGAACGTGTCAATGTTAATACACCAGTTCCTGTAGCAAAGCTAATACCAGATACATAATTATTTGTACCTGTCTGATCATTAACCCATTTTACAGCAGAACCTGTACTACTAAGTACCTGACCATTTGAGCCAGCAGATCCTGTACTATCCAAGAATGCATCATCAGTGCCTAACTGTACACTTGAATGTAACTTGTCACCATCAATATCTAATAATCTTTGTGAGCCTGGTATAGTTGCCATATTATTTCTTTTTTCCTTTTAATTTAAATCTTGTCATTTTCATTTTGATTTGTGGATCCATAGCACCTTGATACATACTACCGTATACTATCACATCTCTATCACCAGACATCTTATATGGAGCTTTATTTGGATGGCCTGTTGCAACCGCCTTAACCCTTAAAGAAGTACCTGGATTTAAAAATACGTGATTAGTACCCGTATTATAACCTTCCCATGTAGATCCTCCATCATTAGATACAAAATAACTTAATGAACACCCTGTAGGAATAAACCAATCAATTGTTTCCCAATAAACTACATTTATTTCTTGACTATTTTCTAGTGTATAATCACCATATGTTATTGACCAATCTCCTATTAACTCATTTTTATAATCATCACTCCATATTCTAAAACCATAACCATCTGCACCATAACCAGTATGAATCCACCAAGGTACCCCATTAGTAGAATACATTCTTGTCATATTAGATCCATAATCTACTCTATAGTTTCTTCCTCTACCTAAAGAAGAACTATCATTAGTCACATCATTATATCTATACAATGCAACAACTCTATCATTATCTTCATCTATCCAACCTGGTATCATTGCTTTACCTCTATCTCCTGTTGTTGGACAAAAGTCATATCCTGGCATTCTATCTGTTGGTTGTCCTACTGCATCTGATTGGTATTTAGTACCTGCCCTAAATTGAACAGCATAATTGTTACCAGGTCTTTGTGCTTCTGTATATCTCCTTTTTAATAAAGTTGCCTTTGCTCCACTAAAACATGGTGTTACATCTATCTTAGCTATACTTGAATTTACCCCAACCCAGAAAACATTTGGTGCTCCTTTAGGATCTGGTATATACCAACCTTGTTCATAGCCGTCATCACCAAGACCAATATCACCCATGTCACACCATACAATTTGTGGTTTAGATGTTGATGCATCAAGTACTAAAGCAAAATTGGCATTGTAAAAATACCCATATAAAACTCTATCATTAACTTCATCATACATCATCCAATTTCTATAGCCATTCCTATCCATAGGGGAAGATCCAGGATACATGTTGGCTGCATCATCAGCTTGTATTCTTTCTTCAACACCTGTTTTTAGGTTTCTTCTCATTATTTTTTTGTAATGATGAGAGTCATGGTCACCTGCATATATCCATTCTCCAGCAGCTACTAAACCACTAAAGTAAGATGAGCCTACTCTATTGACATAACCTCCTCCTGTATCTTGAGATCCTATAAAAATTTGAGGGTTGCTGTGAGTTGGTCTAGGATCTTTTACAAATGTTGATCCTCCATTAACAAGACCGCTATAATCAAATGTAGTATATCCTTCTACATTATATGTCATAGCAACACCTAACTTATTTACTTTATCTATTGCAACTGACGTAATGTGATTATATGTAGATGATGTATCTCTCCAAAGAAAATTGGAATCATAATATAACCTTGTCATAGTACCATCATCATTTAGTCTACGTACAGCAAAACCATCACCCCAACCAACAGTAAATATTAAGTCACCATCTATTTCATAAGAGTTTGTAAAACCTATACACCTATCACCACCATCATATTCACCACTACCGCTAGATACGGTAGTATTGCTCATACCTCTTTTTTGAACAGGTACAATAGCAACTTGGCCGCCATAATCATTAGCAGCACAACCTATAATCTCTTTTATATCACTTCTATTTAAGTAAGTTGCTTTAAACATTCTTCTATTTCAAATTTTAATAATTGTATCATTTCATCATTAAACCCATAGCCAGCCTCCATTTGAAATTCTTCTTCAAGTGCAAGCTCATATTCAGCTAAACAATTTAGCCAATATTCTCTATCTGTTCCTGGTTCCATTTTCTCCATAATTATGTTGTTACTACTTCAACCCAAAACTGATGGAAATTTCTACTCTTTGCAACATTATACATATATGATGCGTTTTGTCCACTATAAACTATTGATGCATTAGATCTTGATAACGCAGCCTGAGTTGCTTGTGAATCCATATATATTTCTATATGATCTATAAATCTACTTTCTGGTTTTTCATATTGTACATAATATGCAGTGTTTAAATTAACAACACTCATGTTACCTACAGTTAATGCACCTACAGTATATGCTTGACTTACCAATGTAGGACTTGAATATACACCTTCTTTAACAGCATACACTCTATATGCCATTGTACCGCCTGTATTAAAGGTGGTATCTACAATAGTCATTGTACCAGAAAAATCATCTATTGGTACTTGACCTATAATACCAAAGTCTGCACCATCATCTGATGACCAAACTTGATAGTAATCTATATTATTTGTTGATGATTTACCAAAAATAACTTCAATAGTGTCACCTACAATTTTTGTTGATACATTAGTAGGAGCACCTGGTACTGGAGGTCTATAATTACTTATAGCATTATCTACATATGTCTTACTTGTTGCATCTGTACCAGATGAAACTGTATCTACACCTTGTATACGTCCTGTACCACCAAGAGTAATATCACCACCTGATACTGTTATATCATTGGCAAAAGTAGAATTACCACTTGTATCATTTATTGTTGTTGTTTTTCTTCCTGCCCATCCACTACTCCAATTATCAGGAGAAGAGTTAATTTCCAGTCCTGATTCAGCATTTATATAAAGAAATTCATTTGTTTGTCCTGTTGCTACAGAATATGCTTCACCTGCATTTAATACAAGTTGTTGTCCACTACCTCTAATATAACCATTAAATGTTGTATTATCTGTAAATGTTTTAACACCACCTATTGATTGTGCTCCTGTGGTTCTTATAACTGTAGTGTCTAATTGAATAGTACCTGCACCTGTTATAGTTCCACCTGTAATACCATTTGTTGTGGCTATAGAAGTAACACCTGAGCTTGTAACATATCTTCCATCAAGATCAACTGTTACTGCAGTAAGTCCTGATCTATTAAGTGTTAATACACCAGTACTAGTAGAAAAAGATGCAGAACTTAAATAATAGTTTGTTGTTGTATCCTTAGATATAATCTCAATAGTATCTGTACTTGCATCAGTATTTATTGTAATATTACTACCTGCTTTAAATGTAAGTGTATCATTATTATTATCTGCAACAATGTTAGATTGACCAGCTGCTGCAATATTTTTAAATATGTTTTGAGCTGAACCTCTATCAGTATTTGATAAAGTTATTGTTCCACTTGTTGTTATTGTACCTGTGCCAGATAAACCACTAGAACCCGTAACAGTAACTGAAGTTACAGTACCTGTTCCAGTTCCTGCACCAATGTCTGATAAAAGTTGTGCTTTAGTTCTGTACTTCAATGCTGAACCATCCCATACTAATATACCAGTATAGCTACTGTTATCATTCCCTATACTAGAGACAGTGCATGATCCGTTTATTTCAATTGAAGATAAGAAATTTATAGCCATGTCATTTATTCTTTGTTTGCAATATACATATTTTATAAAAAAGGGGAAACACTAAACTCTAGATTTAAATGTCTCCCCTTTAAATTCTACTAATTATTATCCTACAAGTTGCATAACAACTGTTATTTCATTAGCAGTTAAGTTACTAGATGTAGTAAATGTTATAGTTCCTGAAGATTGATCCGCAAAAACATCCATATATACTTGAGTTCCTTTAACACTATAAGTTTGAATAATCCAAGGTCCCTTAGCTAATCCATGAACTGCTGATGTAATATCAAAAGTATTTGCATTAGCTGCTGGATAAGTACCTGTGTATGATCTTTTAGATTGAGCACTTGCTAATGTTGCTGGAGTTACATATCTAAATGTATCTGCTCCTGCATCTACTTCAGCTTGTGTTGCAATCTCTGTAACACCAACTGATCCTGTTGCAGCATTAGGTAATGTTCTTTTACTCATTGATGTAATAACACCATCAGTAACATTAATCTGATCTACAACGTCTACATTAGCTGTATCAAGATCTACGTCAGTACCAATAATCTTATTGAATGTACTTGCTAACATAGCATCTGATATACCACCAGTTTTAACTTCAACCCATCCTGTTGCACTTACATCAAATGTACCAGAATTAAATCCTGCAATACCTTTTGTTGTTCCACCGTCAGTTGATCCTGCTGTTGCAACACCTACGTTATTCTGAACAACTGTCCAATCAGATAACGCAGTAGGAGCATCAGACTCAGCAATAATTAAATCACCATCTTCAACTGTTTCTGTAAAGAAATCACCAGCTTTAGTTACTGCATACGTCCAACCTTGTTTAATAGAAGCACTTGGATTAGTATCTAAATCAGGTGTGTTAGTTGATGCATCATATCCACCTTGGAATATTAAAGCTCCAGATCCTGCAAATGTAGAATCTACATAGCTCTTAGATGCAGCATTTGTAGCTATACTAGGAGTAACTGGTACTACTATATTACTACTAAATGTTTTTGTACCTGCTATTGTTTGAGCACCTGATGTTCTAACAACTGTGCTGTCTACTTCTATATCATTGGCATTAGCTGTAATACCATCTCCACCAACAACATTTAATGTTGGATTAACTGTAGAAGTACCAGATTGTGTCATACCATCACCAGCAGTAACAGATGTTACAGTACCTACATTAGATGTAGCTGTAGTATCAAGCTTCCAAGTTGTACCGGAAATACTTGTTGTTATAAGTGCATTAGATGAAGATAAAGTCAATGATCCTGAAGAAGTAATTGCAGTACCTGTTCCTGAATCAGCTGCTGGAGTAATACTTGTTACAGTACCACCTGCATTTGAGTCAGCCGCCCAACCTGGAATACCAGATGGACTTACTTTTAATACTTGATCTCTACTACCTATTCCTAATTTTACTAAGCTATTAGTTGCATCAGAATATAAAATATCCCCTTTAGTATAGGTTGATTGTCCTGTACCTCCTGATACTTCATTTAATGTACCACCTAATGTTAATGTACCAGTAGTAGTAATTGCTCCACCTGTTAGTGTAAGACCTGTTGTACCACCTGATCCGTCTACACTTGTTACAGTACCTCCACCTATAGCTGCAGTAAGTTGAGATATGTTAACAAATTTAGCATTGTTATCTGTAGCATCACTTACTAAAACTTTATCTGTTGAAGCAACACTTATTAATGTACCATCAGCACCATCTAAAATTATGTTATCAGTTCCTGCATATTGTACAGATATTGTACCTGATGCTGTAATAGCACCACCAGTTAAACCAGCTCCAGAATCTACAGAAGTTACTGTACCATCTTTACCAAACCCTGGCATTTTATCAATAGAAGTATGATATATATTTTTATCATCTGAAGAAGAAAACCATAAAAAATCTTCTTTTTGAGGAGAAGCAGCAGGTGACGCTAAAATTGCATTATCTGATCCTAAGTAGTCAATGTTGACCGTTGGTGTTACAGTTGAAGTACCAGAAATTGATATTCCAGTTCCACCTAATACATCTGTTACTGTACCTAAAGCTGCGTCTGTTGCATTAATAGTAATTTCATCATTACCCGTTCTTACAACAGTTACATTTGTCCCTCCTGAAATTTTAATAGGAACATTTGAACCGTCAGTACCTTTTAAGTTAATACTTGTTGTTCCGGCTGGTACATCTAAAACATATTCAGTATTACCATCTGCACCGGTTGTTAAGTCTACCCAGGCTCCATTATAGAGTCTAAGTTTATTTGTAGAGTCATCATAATAGATTCTTCCCAGGGATCCTGTAGGAGCTGCACTAAGGTTATCTATTCTGACCTCTTTAATCTGATTAGAGTTTAATTCAATGTTTCCATCAATATTTAACCCAGAAAGAAAATTTATTGCCATTGTTAATTGTTTTTAGTTATTTTGTTTTTATTTATTTAATTTAAAAAAGCACATCCATTAAATGGTATGCTAAAGGTTATTTGTATTATGTTTGTGCTTAAGTAATCAACATCTCCTACTACAACATTATTATCTAAATCAACAACAGTAACTGAAGGAAATTTCCCTAAGTTATGTGTAATTGTCCATTTTATAGATGCAACTTCAAAACACTGAGTATATGTTCCACTATCAGCAATTATATCTGCCAGATCTAAAATAGTACATACATTTGTTGGTGTATCTGGACAAGACATGCTTGCCTTTGCATTTACCGTTGCCAATGGTTCTACAAAAACACCATTTGACTCTGTTGCAACTACTACGTTAGAGCTAGCTGAATTCTGCCAATCACATATATCTTTTCTAAGAACAGCTTGTTCAAAATCAGTGTAACAACATGACTCAATTCCAAATCTAATAGATTGGAAATTTGCATAAACTTGTGTTGCAAAAGTTTGTTCTATCTTTATTCTTTTTAATAAAGCTAGTTCCTTTTCTCTTGCAGCATTATTACCTGATCTAATTGTTGATGCCATTGCCTATTTGTTTCTTAAATCTTGTATCTGTTGTTTTGCTAACTCTCTGCCTAAATTACTTGAAGTAGATACATCAGCATCAGCTTTTGCTTTACATTGCTTACATACTATTACACCACTTCCTAATGAAGCTTTTTGACATCCGCATGTAAATTGCTTGTTACAGTGTGCACAATTTGCCATTTTATTTTTGGTTTATATTAAATATCTTGAACTTGATCCACAGTTACCTGATGGACAAGAAATTTTGTTTAATCTTGTTTTAGCATAAGTATACAACTGCATACCATGTGCAGCTGATTGACCATACTCTACATTTGCTATAGCAGCATCTATAATAATTTTTATGTAACCCATCTCTGCTAATAAATCTTTTTTATCTGACATAGGTTGACATGCTTGTACTTCTAGATCACACAATACTTCATAGTATGTTGTAAGCAATCTAGTTACTCTTAAGTGATTATATTCTACATAAACTTTAGAGTTAGGAGAGACACTATATCTAATAATGTATATTCCATCTGGTAATTTTTCTTGAGTAGTCCCACAATCTTGTGTTTGTAGTGCCATTGTACATGCTGTTAAACACATGTCAAATTTACTATCTACTTTAATTAAAACTGGAACGCTATATCCAGGTAATGTAATTAGTAATTCCTCACAATCTATTGCTAGATCTTTAGAGTACTGACTTGTATCTTTAATACATAAAAGATCACAGTTAGATACTGCAGGAATTTCTAAGCTTAATATATGTTTGCTTGCCATTTTGTAGTACTTTATTAGACTATATAGATAATATACAAAAAATTACAGACAATTTAAAATAAAAAGAGCAGGAGATTTCTCTCCCGCTCTAATTAAATTAAATACTAGTCTGTTACTGATTAGTAAGGGTTTTGGCTAAATGGAATATTATTTCCACTTGCAGCTGCCCACTCTTGAAGATCAGTCATCAACTTAACAACATTTCCTTGTGTTTCTGTATCATCACATTTTACATAAATTTTGTAAACATACTGATCATTATCAAACACTCCAGAAGGATTATTGAATCTTGGTACTGAATGTTGAATATAATATGCTTTGTATGTAGAAGTTCTATCTACAGCAGCAAGTAATTCACTAGACATTTCAATTTCTCTGATTCTTGAACTGTCAGCATTTCCTTGATTGAAAGGAGATTGACGGTATCTTTCAGATAAAATTAACTCTCTAATTACTTCTTCACCTTGAGTTTGTTGCATTTGTCCTGGTGTTCTATCAGCTGTACCACAGTCATTACATGGGTTACCAGTTTCATCAAGTAAAGATAAAATGATTTCTACTGGTTCTGCATTATAATGATCTCTTGTATCAAAAGAACAATTTCCAAATGTAGTATCTACATAAGCACCAACAAAGTTAACACAAACAGATACTTTATCAACTCCATTAGGATCAGTAGAAGCAACATATGTTCCATCTAATACCTGAGCAATTGTAAAAGTACTTGTTGTTGCTACACCACCTGTAGTAACGGTTACATCTACACCACCACCACTTTTCTCAGCTACAAAAGGCTTGATTAATGGATCTGAAAGAACCATATCTGCCATTGTTGCAGCTACTAAAGCTGGATCAATAAACTCTTGCCCGTCAACACAGCATACATTAGCTGAGTCTCCAATTGCATAAGCATTGTGATTTAAGAATCTTAGTGCAGGTGAACCCTTTACATCAACTCTCATAAATTGTGTTTTACCACATGGTGCACAGTCTGATGCTAAACACAACTTTGCAGTTGCTTGAGAAGCAGTTAAACAGTCTGCAGACCATAGTCTAGTAATATATCTTGGATTAATTCCTTTAGATTTTACTGATTCTTGGTACCCACCGTGTCCAGGATTGTTTCCAATTGAGTCTTTAGAATAGAAAGAGCCTTGTACTACATAAGCTAAGTCACCTGCAGTGATTGCTGGAGCACCTGCTCCGCCAACTACTACTGATTGCCAATCTGCTCCATCAACTAATGCTAACTCTCCTGCGGCAAGTGCACCTGTTGAAACTCCAGCAGCTAATTCTACTGAGCTTGCAACAAACGTCTTGTTAAACGCATGATTAAAATAAGCCATAATTAATAAATTTGTGTGTGGACCATTACCCACACTGGTTATAAATAAAGATTTTAACAGTTTACTCTGTTTGTAACATCTGTGTTACTATAATAATATACTACTTTTTAACGTAAAAAGCAATACATTAATTATTTCTTTCTGCACCTTGAGTACCTCTTTGTGCTTGATACATGTTCTCAATATCTCCTGCAATTAATGCTGCTGCTTCATCTAACATAATTTCTACTAAATCATCCTTAAATTCACAATTTACATTTGTTATACTTGTAGCACCCGTATATGGATTAACACACCCAGGAATCTGTATTAAAACAGGTTTTCTGTAGTATGTTAATACTGGATTAACAATATTAAAACTTGTATTTCTATATATTCTAATTCTGTTATTTAGCATTGTACAAAATGTTTCACCCCATTCAAAGTCAGGATTTTTCAATGGGTCTCTTAGCATTAAAGAAACATTTGCTTCTTCAGCTAAGTAGACTGTCATTGATCTTGGCTCTGGGCAACACTCATCTGTTGCATCAGTGGTAACTTTTTTAAACTCTAAATAAGTATCAACTGGAAAATTTGTAGCTTCAAAATATGTATCTGATACAGTTCCTGTTAAACTATATTCTATCAATAAAGGTTGTAGATCATCTATTCTTCTTTTAGATAGCTCATCTCCTTCTTTATACATATTACCACCATGTAGATTTCTTCTACACCACTCAATTTGTGATTTATTAAATGCTTCAATAAATTGCCAACATTCAATATTATCATAATCTTGACTATCTAATTTGTTTAGACGTTGTTTGATTTTGAGTAAGAGTGTATTATTTTCCATTGTTTAATCTTTTAAGCATTCCAATATGGATCTACTTTATCCATTAAGGATAAAAGAGATTCTTCATTTTTAGGATCTTTTAAAAACTCTAAACATTCAGCTGGTCTTTTACCTAATCTGATACCACTATCAATTGGCTCAATCCATCCTCCTGCTTTTGTTGTTAAAAATCTATAATAAAGACCATCTTTAATTAATGCTCTAATTTTTAATTCTTCCATATCTAATTTAGAAACATCTAAAAACTGTTGAGCTGCTCTCTTTTTATTAGATTCAGATCCATGCCCATTAATATAATTATCCATATTTTCAAATAATATATCATTAGGAGTAGTCTTAGTGTATTGTACACTATCAGCATCTACTACTTTTGCTACATATAATAACTTAGTTGGATTTGAATCATATAAATTAGTAAGAGCTGTTATAGATCTATTTCTAATTTTTGTTACTTCAGTTCTTGTTGTTAAAGTTTCTTCAACAGTATCTAAATAAAATTTAGGACCATTTTGTGCAGATTTAGCTGCCTTTAATGATTTAGCTACAATAGAAAATCCTCCTGCTCTAATTGCATGAAGTTTAATTCTATCATATGGATCAATTTCAGAATCTAAAAATACTGGTTCATTACCACATCTTAGAGAAATCTTATCCCAAAATTTTGAGTTGTCAGGCTTCATAACAGTTAATTTATTCCAGAAGTCTTTATCTTCTACATCAACTTGATTTGCTGCTAATTCAGCTTCTAATTCAGAAACAACTTTTCTGATTTCTGCAATTTTTGCCTTCTTCTCTTTAGGAGGTAACATCTTTACATCAGGAGCAAACTCATTTAATCCTGTTACATATCTTTTTACCCCATTCATTTCTAAACATGCTAATGACTCTTCATGAAATACACCATCATGTAGAGACAACCCATATTGTTCTAATCCCATATTTTCTTTCCCCGGATTAAAGTAAGGACGTATAGCAATAGTGCTATTCTTTTTCTTCTGTTGATACTTTTCAACAATTGTGTAATCTTCCATTTGGTTTGTTTTAAAAATTAATAATTACTACTCTAGTCAAATAATGCACCGTAATGCACAATCTATTATTACTAATATTTCTAAAGCAAGCTTTTACACTTGCTAAAGTTTTTGACTATGTATTAAACTACTACCATCAAAACACCTGCATTGTGATATATATCACCTTTAGCAAGTCCTGCAGCTTTAGCCGCAGCATCATCAGCGTGATCTCTAGGGAGAACAAGCAATCCAAATGCTTTTGAAGAAAGTATTTTATCTACACTTGAGTTTGAAAACTCATATGTCTTATTACCTTTTTTAATGTCTAGTGCCATGATTCTTTTTTTATAGGTTAAAAATAAAAAGGGAGGAGGTATTATCCACCTCCCCTTTAATTATAGTTCTAGAATGATCCTCCTGTAACAGGGTTTCTCATTACAATTTTAAGAACTTTGGTTGGATCCTTAACCCAAATAGCTGGCATTGTCTGAGTCATATAAACTCTGTATCCATTAAACTGACCAGTAGATGCAAACCCTTGAGTTCTTCCCATGTAGTCCATAGTACCATTTTGGTAGAACCACTTAAGTTGATTATCCCAAGAAAGTTTCAACAAGTGAATGTTGTCATTTCCTTCATCAGTTACATCAAAGATAATAAAGCTAAATGAACTTAATGGTCTTCCATCAATTAATGGATTCTCAATATCATTTGTGTTTAAGTTATCAAATGCTGGATTCAATACAAACTTAACGTTAGCTAAGAAAGGAATAGTAAAGCTTGTGTAAGCAAAACCATAATCTAAATCCATACCTGAACCTTTAACAGCTCCAATATCAGATGCGTTTTGAACTAAACCTGAACCATACACTTCATCAGCAATTGCTTTGTTGATTAGTTGCATACCTCCAATACCTGTTTGTACAACAAGTGATCTTTGTGGGTCTGGTCCTTTAAATTCAACTTTACCTTGGTAGAAGTTGTAAAGCTCAGACTTAAACATGTCAAGAGTAAATGATGACTTGTTATATACTCTCTTGAAAGAGTTATCTAACTGTGACCATAAACCTACAGATAATCTAATATCATCCGGTCCATCTTGCTTAATTCTACCACCTTTACCCCACATTAGGTAAGTTTCAATATCCGTAGCAATTTTAGATAAGTGAGCTGCTTCCATATTTGTAATGAAAGTTCTTGTAAGAGTTCCATTTTCAAATGCTTCTCTAGCACCAGCTTTACCCATGTTTGCAACAAGCCCTTCAATACTAGGTACTGATGGATTGTTTGGATCTGTGTTGAAGTTTCTCCAGATTTCAGTAACAGGTACAGTACCATCAGCGTTTAATCCACCTTTGATCATTAAATCTGCTCTTGAAGAAATTGAATAGTGTACGTGTGCTTCTGCTCCTCCTACAAAGTTGTAGAACTCACGGAAACCAGAACCTGTTTCAATGTCAGAGAATCTTTCTCCGTACTCACCTCTTGCAGAACCTTTTCTGAAGAACTTTGTACCTTTAGCTAAATACTTGTTATCCAAGATAGCCGTGTTGTTGTTGTTAACTAATTGAACAGTGTAAACAAAACCGTCACCTGCAGGGATAATATCATCTGCTGTGATGTAAAGTTCAAGTCCATTATACTTATCATAAGTAATAATGTCACCATGTCCAAAAGTTCTTTTGTTAATCTTGATCTTAAATAGAGTTCCATCTACACCTTTGCTATCATTAGCTGGTTCAATGTCTGCCACTATGTAAGGAAGATCTTGTGCAATAGGAGTTTGCCACTTGTACTCACCTCTAGCGTTATCCACCATGATTGTATTCTTTCCACCAAAAGAAGCCATTTGATATAAAGGCATTTCTACCTTCTGGGTCATAGCCCATAAATCAATTGGTCCCATATCCATAGGCTCAGGGTTACCAAGCATCTGTGTAAGGTGATAAGAATCAACATGTGAACTAGCTTTGTAGCTTGTATCACGTAGGAAAATCCCATTATTTAAAACTGGAGTTGCCATAATTTTTGATTGTTTTTAGTTAATAATTAATTTTCAGTTTATATATTTAATTTACTTAATTAAATTCGTTTAAATATGTTTGATGGTCTAGGTATTTTTCTTTTAGCAGATTTTCTTTTGCTTTCTTCTTCTGCTTGTGCTACACCTAATGATGATCCACCTATATTGCTTTGTTCACTTTTTAGTTTTCTAACTGTTTTCTCAACACTCTTCTGAGCTCCCTTATCCATTATTTTTGCTTTATATCCTGCTGGATCTTGTAGCAACCATAATGCTTCAGAAATTAAAGAATAGTTAGGTTCAACAAATTGATATTTTTCTAACAAGTGTCCTAAAAGATTTGTATTAGTTCCACTTACTGAAGGATAGTTAGGCTGTACTAAACCATTATATAACATAGCTTGAGTCTTTCTATCTACCTTAATATCCCCTAGCTTACCTTCTTTTAATGTTTCATATACATTTTTCATGTAAGCTTGTGATGCATTCTCTTGTTGTTTCTTTTTTAATTCTTGCTCTTTTAGTTTTTGAGCAACAACTTTCTCTTGCATCTTATCTAATTTTGGTTTAAACTTATTTGCTTGAGTTTCAAGTTTACCTAAGTCTTTCCAAATTTCTATTTCTTCTTGAATATCTTCTGCTGATCCATATCCGGTAGCACTTAAGTATTCAGTAATTATTCTTTCTTGTCCTGTTACAGATTTAGCATCAATAGTTTTTGTTTCTTCTACTTGACCTAAAGTTGTAAATAAACCTTTTAAATCTTTACCACCATCAGCTACATACTTAGCAGCTATTTGTAATTCTTGTGGTAAGCTTTGAAAAAATTGTTTAGGAGTTTCTCTTCTAACTTGATTAGCTTTTTCTTCTAAATTAGCTTGAATTAATTCTTCCCAATCCTTAGCAGTATAGTCTTCTAATTCTTTATCATCATCAAAAGGAACAATTTTATCATCCTTAATTAATTTTGAGAATACATCAGATATACCACTAATTGATTTTCTTCCTCTTGTTTCTTTTTTCTCATCTTCAAAGTCTGCATCTTCTTCATTGCTTGGATCAAATGAATCAAGAATGTCTTTTACATCTTCTTTTTCTTCAATCTCTCCTTCATTAGTTTCATCCTTAGTTTCATCCTTGTCCTCAACTTTAGCAGATATATCATCTACATCATCAATGTCTGGATCAGCAAAAGACATATCAGCCTTTTTGTTTAATCCAGAAAAAATACTTTTTGGAGTAGCCTTTACGTCTTGAATCATATCAGCACCACTTGGAGCGGCATTGAAGATCTCATCTAAATTAACGTCTACTTGTTCTACTTTACTATTCACAGTCTGTGTTTCAGTTGCCATAATTATGTTGGTTTTAATAATTAATACTCTTTACATAAATAATATACAGAAAGTTTTCTATACTATCATCATGATAAACTTAAAAAATTTTATTAAATATGAAAATAAATTGCAGTATATAGCTAACGCTTATTTATCCTTCTTTTTATTAGGTAAATCATACTTGTTTTTGTTTTCTTTTGCTATTTGAAGTTTAGTGTCAGCTATTTGTTTTGAAGCAGCTATTTTTTCTCTTTCAACTTGTAATCTACTACCTTCCATATTTTGCTTAGAAGCATTTTCTTCACGCTTCATATTCATTTGTTCTCTATATTGAGTAGTTTCTCTGATCTCTTTCATTGCATCTTGATAATCAGATTGTTGATTCTGGTTTAGATCAACCATTGAACCATATCCAGCAGACCTAATCTCTGCCAGTAAAACATCATTCTGTCTATCTTTTTCATTTTCAGACATCTGAACTTGAAGTTTTTGTTGTTCTTCTTGAGCTTTAGCTTGCAATTGCTGTTCTTGCATTTGCTGTTGTTGCTGCATATCTTGTTGTCTTTGTTGTTGGATTCTAGTTTCAGAATCTTTAAGAATGTCAGATACTTCTGCAATTGAGTCAGCCTTAACAATATTACCAAGTTCATAAATACTTGCACCAGTAGTATTATTAGTTAATGCCATTTGCTTTAAGTTCTCTAAGATAGCTCTGTGGTTAGTCTTAGTAGTTGCAAATACATTAAAGTCTCTAAGTAATAGTTCAGTACCATTGATAGCAAAATTAACCTTCTCTGCCTCTGTAGAGATGTATTGAAGTCTTAAGCTAGGATTTGTACTGTGATAGTATTGAGATAGATCAGTTCTCATTTGATGTACTCTTGGCATTAGATGATCAGAATGCTGTACAAAATACATTTCAGTTTGTGCATATGATTGTTGCATAGCCTGTACAACACCTGTTGCAGTTTGTGCTGATACTGGTCCTCCCAAACGTTGTGGGTTTATACCTATAGCATCAAAGCACTGTTGTTTAAAATAATTTGCCAATTGTATTCTTGACATTAATCTACTAGTTTGCTCCATGTTTAGAGTCTGGTAGTGATTGAAGTTGGTGGCATTCTCAGTATTAGTAATTGATGTATCTAAAGGTAACATTTGAAAATCCTTCATTGCTACCCATGCTTTAGCATAATTATTTTTACCCCAGTCTTCTCCCATAGAGTGACGTGGTAAAGCATTTTGATCAAACATGATTACCGTTCCTAATTCATCTATCAGAATGTCTGCAATTTGGTTATTAACCATATTGTACCCAACTTGATAAGCTTTCATTAAATCAACTAATGAAGTAGATCTTGTGTTTCTATCAGAAAAAACTCTACCTTCAACAGGTAACTTGCAACCATACAGGCTAGTGTTTCCTTTAAATTGAAATGGTAGTCTACCAGGCTTCTTTCTATTTATACCTAAATAGATTGGGTTAATATTATCACCCATGCTAGATTGCCACATTGCTGGTAAATTTGGTCCAACTTTTACACCACCCCAAACTTCATTAATCCATATCCAGTCAATATGTTCTCCTTCTAATAAATTTTCTTTAGTCTTGCTTTTAAAGATTGACGTATCATATACTGCCTTCTTTGTAATCTTAAATGTTTCATCAACAATTTCCTGAATAATCTCACCGTCTAATTCTACTTTAGTAAGATGACCTACTCTACGTTGTGTCTTCCAATAGATTGTTGCAACTCTCATTAAGTTACCTTCACCCCACATAGATATATCTTCATTCTCATCTAAGATTTGACTTAGTATATCTCCTCCTCTTGCAGGATCATTATGGTAATTACTAGTAAATTGTCTATATGCTAAACCTGGTGAGTTTGTATTCCACTCATGAGATCTAGTTGCATCATAGTATGCTCCATCATTTTGATAACCATTCACTTGATATTGTGCTGATCTAGCTGGATATATTTTTTGTAATGACTTAAGCTGTGCTTCATCCATCAAATATCCATATCTATCTATTACATCTGATACAGTCATTAAGTCTACTTTACCAGCATAATTAGAATCAGCAATATATCTTTGGTCTGGTGATTTTTGATAGAAAGTTAGTACTGGATTCCAAAGCTCTACATCATAGTCATCTTCCAACATTCTAAAATGCCAGAATTCTCTATCTGCAATAAGCATATCACGGAACCCTCTTTCTTCAAGTTCTTGCATTTTGAATCTTTCTTCATCTACTGCAAGTTGATGGGATGCCCACTCTTCTACCATACTTCTATAAGACTTACTAAAGAAGTCTTCTATTTCTGGTAATGTTTTTATTGATTCAGGATTTAATTGTTTCTGAGCTTCTTCTGATGCAGGATCCATACCCATCTTAATCATTCTCTGAACTAACTGTGCTTCAGCATCAGCTAATAATGATTCTTCAATCTGCAATCTTTTTTGTTCTAACATCTCATTATAAGATGCATCATCTACAGCTCTAAACTGTACTTTAGAATATCTCTTTGCAAATTCACCAGTAAGTACATTTATTACATTAGGTACAATTGGATAAAACTTTAACTCTAATGCTGAATCATTTTCTTGAGTTAATGTATCCATTAAATCCTTGTAGTCATTATCTGGCTCAACTATATAATCAGACTTATCTATTACTCCTTTTGCTAATTTATAATTCTTTAATAGTCTTCTTGAGTTAACACGTAAGAACTCAATACCTTGAAGTTCTAGCCAATCTAAATTCCATGCAGCCCAATCATCCGTTTTTTCTCTGAAAGGTAAAAACTGTGTTGGTTGTGTTAAGCTAGAGAATGTAGGCCCGCTTTCAGCTTTGGCACCATTCTTCATTTGCATTGCATTTAATACTCTCATCTATTTATAATTTTTAAAGCCTGATCTTCTTATTCTTGGATTAGATTGTCTTTTGTTTCCACCTAAGTTCTTAAACGGACTATACTTTAATTTACTTATTTTTTCTGAATTTACCAAAGATTTACCCTCTGATTCACGTCTTTTGGTATATCCTCTATTTGACTGTTGTATTTTAACAAAAGCAATCAAAGCACCAAAGGTTACTAATCTATCCACGTTTAATCCAGGATAATAAGCAAGCATTTCTTTTAATAGCATTGGGTCAGGGATTCTTTCTACACCCAATGTATTACTCATAACATTACCTTCATCATCTAATTCTTCATCTATAACTTCTCTCAAAAACTCAATTGCATAAGATATTAAATGACTTTTAAATAATGTACCAGTATTCTTCCATCCATATTCTTGATATACTGTTCTATTTGATCCTAAATCTTTTAGAAATAATATTTGTTGTTTAGGTACTAAATATCTTTGTTTTTTTCTAGCAATCATATGCTGAATAAACAATGATATATTGTTTTCTACTATTGTCCAAGCATTATACCATTCAATAATTAATTCAAGTCTTTCATGTGTTTTATTTATATCATCAAATCTTCCACACCATGCAGCAACAACTTTATCTTTTTCAATAAATTGTTCTACATCTCCACCAGGCAATTCTCTAGTAACTTCTGTAGCATTTTTATAAACATAAATACTACATAAAGAATCTGATGTAGTTGTTTTACCTTCTGACACAGGGTCAATAGATGCATAGTATGCACCAAACTCTGGACGTTTAGTTGCTGGTCTTTCCCATACTACAATAGAACCTGTTTTATCTGTTTGTTTCTTTTTAACTGGAAACTCTGATATAGGTAATTTTTTAGTTCTTTTAGCAATGATACCTGACTGATCTCTATCTAACTCAATTAGCTCATAAGGATATTCTTTTTCCTCTATTTTTTTAAGTTGTTTACTAAGTATGCCTTGTGGGAAAACTGATTCTTTTCTGTATGCAAATGCCTCAGCAATATTAAGAGGTTTTTGAGATATTCTTAATTGGTATTGTTCACCACTTAAATCATTTTTCCATCTTGATCTTTCAGCTTTAATAGCAACTATTGCTTCTTCTACTTCAGAATTACCATAATCATCTATATAAGGAGGCATAGACCACTGTTCTGGAATAAATAACCCTGCCATACCAATTGTACCATCAGCGTCCATTAGATTGGTTTCTACAGCATATATATCATTAGCACCTGGATTTAAAATCATATCCTTTAACGGACCACATTGTTCTAAATCACCTACTGATCCTGCTGCTATAAATTGACCTGTTGTCATCATACCAGAAGACATAGCAGGACGCAGGTACTCATATGTCTGCATCATGTTTTTAGCAATACCTGCTTCCTCATGAAAGAAATAGGTACAAGGACCCCCTACCCCTGTGGTAGCATTCTTTTCAAAAGAAGCACCTTGAATCTTTGATTTAAGACCCCTTGATGTTTTTCTGTTGTTTACTTTAACTTCTATTTGTTGTTGCCACAATAATACCTTTTCTGGATTACTGGGTCTATACCATGCAGTATGTTCATTAAGAAATGTCTTATACTCTTCTAAAAACTTCCATGAACCTTTATCATTAATGTAATCTTTTAATGATGCACCTATCTTACATATTGATCCTTCTTCAAACCAATATTGATTTATGATTTTCCCCATATGAAAATATGAAGAAGCTATCTGTCTTTTTTTTAGTATAGCAACGTGTTGATTATTTAGTTCAGCAATAATTTCATATAATGCCATATGATATTGTGCATCTCTTACTTTAGCAAAACCATAATGTTTTTCTTCTTTATCAAAAATAGGTAAGAAGTTAAGCCACATATAATAATCCCTAGTAAGATACCAATCTTTACCAGCATCTTTAAATATAACTCCAGTTCTACATTTGTTTTTTTGATCTTCCCAATATGCTGTAAAATCTTTAGATCTAAAAGGAGCATTACAATAAAATCCTTGATCATTAAATGTTGTAGCTTCTTGATTAAATTTTAAAGCTAATTTAGTAAAGCCATAATTCCCAGGCTCCTTAAATATTGATTCTAAATATTCTCTAAATGCTAAGTCTGTAGAAAACTCTGTAGTACCCCACTTGCCATTCTCATATGTGGGTATAATTCTACTCATATCTTATAATAGCATATACATCTCCAACTTGTAATAATAGATGCTCTTCACCTTCATGTTGCATAGGTGTAGGCATTGCATGATCTGCATATTGCACTATATCTCCAATTTGTATTTCAGTAACTTCATCACCTCTTCCTACTACTTTTCCTTGAAAGGTTTGCTTTAAAGCTATTTCAGGTAAGTATAAACCTGACTTAGTTTTTTTTTCAGGTTTAATTTCTTTTATTAGTAGTTTCATCCCTACTGGAATTATTTTTTGTACCATTTTTTATTGATTTTAAATTTGGTCATAAGCTAAACCTGCACCACCACGTACAGAGCTTTCTTGTTCTTGTTGCATATCAGTGAATGCACCTTTATATGATTGTCTTATTGCTTCAAATTTAGCTGCAGCATTTACCATAGAATTTATATTTCCATCTCTACCGTGTTCTATTGGTGTGACTTCCATATACTTACCTAATCTATCTAACATAGATTTTATACCTACGTAAGCTCTATAAGTAGGAGTTTCATATAACTTTTTACACATGTCTAATCCATATCTAATTTTAGGATCTTCAGGTGATTCTTCTAAACCAATTTCTTCTATGATAATATCTTCTTTTTCATGTTCAGGTAAATTAAAGAATGGGTTCATATCAGGGTTTGGACATGACATATAAAATATGTATTGATATACTGTCATGTGAGTATCAGGGTATTCATCCATTATACCTTTTAAAAAAGGCAATGTATAGCAATGCTCTGTTAGAACAACCTTACTGTTTTGTATATCAAATAATTTAACTATCATGAGGCAAACGGTGAACATTCACATCCATCATCACATAACTCATCACAATCATTTCTTTGATTCATAAGAGCTTTAATTGTAGAAACAGATTCTTTAAGTACTATTGGAAATGCATTTACAGATAAACCAACTACAAGTACTTGTGTATAATTACTTCTCAGTCTATTAGAAACTGGATCATAGTATTTACTTACACCAGAAAAAAGATTTACATCAATATATAAATCTGTTCTAATATTCATTGCTTGATTCATAACGTTACCATCAGAATCCATTGCTGGTTGTCCATCTGAGGCACGTTGAATTACTGGAAATACTTGTTCTAGTGTTCTAAAGTTTGATTTTAATATTGGTAATTTAGGCATGTTTATTATTTTTATTATTTATATCTTTTTTTAACTCTTGGTATCCTACAACTAATATAATAGGTGATTGATCACCATACATTAAAACTTCAGTGTGTGTTTCCTGAAATTTACTAGTTGCTACATGAAAGTATTCTTTAAACCAAACTACTTTGGTTAAATCAACACTTATCTTTGTTTCTTCAAATCTAAAATCTGTAGGTACTTTAGACTTTAATGATTGTATTTCTACTGCTGCTGTATATTCTTTCATTATTGGTTTTCTTTTATCCACATAATTAATGAATTAACTTCATCTTTTAAATATGGTAGTTCATAGATCTTTATGTTCTCTAATACTGGTTCTCCATTTACATGTTCATTGATAGGATAACCATTACTATCTTCCCCTACTTGTTTAAACTTTACATGTTGTATAGTAAGTTTACCTATTTTAAGTTTAGGGTTATGCTTTTTAATAATATACGCATAAATACTAAGCTGTAAGTTATAATGATTTAAATTGCAATCATCTAAATGATTAACTGGTCTAAACATTTTGTTAGTTATACCTTCCCAATTAGTAAATCCTTTGTCTTTAATTTCTTTATTAGTTTTATAATCATTGATGTTTATGTATCCATTAACTACTTCTACAACATCTGCTTGACCACATATACCTGCTGACTTTAAATATACTAAATGTTCAGGGTATACTCCTTCTTCTAATTTCTGTTTAGGAGCTAGCTTAATTCCGCTATCACTAATAACAGGTTTAATAATAGGTACTTCTACACCATGACGCCCTATTGTATCTAAACCTAACATATCTGCTTCTCTTTGATTGTGATAAAAATTACCTAATGTTATAGCTCTATTTGTTTCACCTTCCCATGCTGCTATAATTTCTTTAGGTGTCATACCATACCACTTAGATCTTTTATTCTTGGATGATTTTTTTGCTTGACCATCCCTATCAAATTTTGGTTTGAATTTAGACACTAATGAGGTTACACTTGTCCAAGATATTTTGTCTTGATCAATGCTCTCATATAGATGTCCATCTTCTTTAAATGAAATTGCCATCAGTGTGTTGAGTTTTGTTCCCAAAAGATGCCATTACTATGACTTGACGCTTTCTCTTTTGAGATATTAATATTATATGATATAGGTGCAGGAGTTAGCAGCGTTATAGCTTCCTCTGCACTTATTTGTTCTTCTGCTAGTAGTTCACCTACTATTTGTTCTTTAGTCAGTTTTTCCATTATCTTCTATTTGTTTGGTTATTAACTCTTCTTGTTCTTCTGATGTGAATGCATCCCAATATCCTTTAGGACATTCAGAAGATAAAGATCTCAATTTAAAAGCTAAACTACATCCACAGTCTGCACAACAAGGTTGCGTACCTGGAGCTACACATTTATCACCTCCAGCATCAAATAAAGAACATTTTACACAAGTTTGAAATCTATCTGTAGCTACTGCTTCAACATGTTCTTTTTTGAAAATGTTATTAGATATACCTTCAGCTATCTTATCAGCATTCTTAAATGCATCTATATATTTTTTCCACCTAGACATTATTGTTTCTAAATTCTTTTTTTGTTAATATATCTTTTTCCATTTGTTCTAATGCTTTCTCCATTTGTACAATGTCTTTCTGGATGTCTTCACTTTTAGCAAATCCAGAATATGTTCTCTTTGCCAAATTACCTATAATGCTTTTTCCTCTTTTTATTGACTTTTCAAGTTTAGTTTTTCTTAAATAAAAAGTACCTAATCCATCTACATGGACTCTAGGAAAATCAAGGTTTGATAATTTACCCCTTAATTTTGCATAGTAAAAAGTAAGAAAATCATCTACTACAGATTGATGGACACCAACTTCATCTGCTATTCCTTTCTTAAAATCTTTATGACTCTTTGGCTTCACGTCCTAAAACTTTATAGTCCAACAATACTAAACCTTTAGTCTGTACATTCATAGCTTTATTAAGCATAATAGTTTTTTTATTAATGCCTTCTTTAGCTAATAATCCTTTTTTCTCTGCTTTAGTTATAGCATTCCTTGCTGATTGTGAACTCTTAAAAATAGTTTCACCAACAAGTCTATCACAAAACTTAGTTAATTCAATCTTTCCAGATTTACTTAACTCACTTAAAAATTCTAAATCAGAATTACTTATGCGTATATCATTAAAAAAACAGTATGTAACTATTTGATACTTTATTGATACGTTAATATCTACTTGTTGTTTTAAATCTACTTTATTTACTATTGCCATATTATAAACTCATTATCATATCTACAAAGTCAGGTTGAGGAAAACAATCCATCTTCCCTTTTCTAACATTGGTATGTGTTAATAGGCCTTTAACCTTTCCATAATAAGCATCAGAATTAAAATCAAATCCTTTTGTAGGACCATGCTTTTTTATAAACTGTTTAAGACCAAGTCTTATATCTATCTCATCTCTTTCACCAACATATCTAATCCACTTTTCAGTAGCTTTAATTTGTTCTTCACTATACTTATGCCAATATAGTCTGCCTTTAAATGATTCAGGTAATGTAGCTATTTGATTACTCTCACATTCTGACTTTACATATGTTAAATATTTATCATCTACTTTTTCTAAATATCCCATATTACATATCTCTAAACCTACTGAATGTCTATTCATAAATCCAGATCCTGTTTTACCTAAATGCCAACCTTGATTTCCTTCTGCAAAAGCTTGTACCATTACACCATCATATTCATCATCTCCATTTCTATGATTGATACCACCTAAAACAAATTCAGTGGCAATACGTCCTCTAGTGTCCCTACCCCAATGATCAATACATCTATAAGGGTTTGCATTACCAGCTGTATGATGTAAGAAAATATACTCATTTTGTATAGGTCCTTTTACATATTCTTTTTCTGGTAAATGATGTCTGTGAATTACTTGATCAAAATTAGTTGTAAAATATTGAGAACTTATATCAGTATCTTCAATAATTTCATCTGGGATTTGGTATTCAACATTTAATAGTAATGACCACATGCTATTATCTACAACACCAGTGCATGGCAATCCTTTATTAAGTTGATAGTTTTCAACAGCTTTCTCAGTAATAGGACCAAAGTGCCCATCTGCTGAGATCTTTAGTTTTGTTTGTAGTGTAACTACATCACTTCCTTTACTACCTAATTTAAGTTGTCTCATGACTTTTCCCCTTCCATTGCTTTAGCCATAGCTTCTTGAAAAGCTTTACCTTCTTCTGAATTAGGATCAACTCCTTCTTGACCTTGTTGCTGAGCATATTGCTGAGCCATGAACATTTGTGATTGCATTCTTTCTGCTCTAGCCTTTTCAATTGCAGCTAAAAGCATCTCATAGTCTGCCTGTACTTCTAAATGTGGAATGTTGTCTTTGTAAAAAGCAGTAATTTCTTCTCTGCGTTTAGCCATCTCCTCTTTACTCATCTGAGGTTCCTTGTCACTAAGCGGATTGTTGTTGGTTTCTTTTGACATCTTGTAATATTTTGTTATTAATATTTACAAAGATATACAAAAAAAGTTTACATCATAAAAGTTTACACGTTTTTTTAAGAAATTTTATTACGTGTAAATATATCTATTACGGTTTTGATTTCATTATACGCATAAAAACCTAACGTCTGACATGGAGTAGTAACATACCAACTTCCATCTTCTTCTGCTTCACCATTATCACCAGAAATAAATACTATATCACCTATTTGATTTTCATAGTAAAAATAGTTTTCATCTTCCTCATCAATTAAAATCTTTTTAAATCCTAATTTTAATAGTTGTGCTTGTGTCATAATCTACCATTTAACTTTATCTGCCCAATATGCAGCAGACATCTTACCTTTTTTAATGTTTTTGCCGTGCCTTGCTTTAAAACTCTTACGTTTTGCCTTCATCTTAGCTGACTCACCTGCTTTTGGTTTACCTGCAGTACTAGCTCCCTGTTCACCAAATCTTATTGTTTTTACCTTATCACCCACTTTAGCCACAACTACATGTGACTTCTTAGGATGCCCTGGAGTACGCTTAGGCTTATTAAAACCTGATACACCTGCTCTTGCTAATCTACTATCTTTTGCCATTATCTTTTTTTACCTTTATGCAAACCGTGGCTTGCGTGTTGTTTACCTTTCTTAGTGGCTGCCCTTTTCTTTGCGTTTGCTGCTGCTAATTTCTTTTTACCCTCCTTAGTACTTTTGAGTTTAGATATAGTCTTAGAGGGTGCGTATACTTCTCCAGTTTCAGAAGACTTCTTTCCGCTTGCCGTTCTCCATTTCTGCTTAGTCCATCTACTTAGGCTTTTTTGTTGTTTAGTCTTTGCCATTACTTCTTAGATTTATATCCGCCTCCGTTTGCTTTATAACGTTTAGCTAGCATCTGAGCTTTACGTGCAGACCACTGTCCAGGAGCCCCACCTTTTCCACCAGCCTTGATAGAGTTAAATAATCTTTTACGCATTCCTGGTTTGGTATAATTACCAGAACTATTAACAGTACTTTTTTTCTTTGTTGCCATTATTCATGTATTGTTGGGTATGTCTTATTTAATATTACTTGTAATTTTGCACACCTTTCATAATTCTCTTCATCAATATAGTGGTCAATCATATTTTGTAACTCATCTTCTGATGGCCCATTGTCTGGATCAAATGCCATTACCATTGACTCTTCTCTTTTAAAGTTCTTACTAATCAATTCCTCAAATGTAATCTGGCCGGACAGTATCAAGTAGGCATTGTTGTATGCCTTCTCAAGTAATATCTGATCCATCTGCATTTGTGCTATCCTATCCATTATATCATCTTTTTCTTCAGGTCTGTCATTTTGGTCTGCCATGTGGGAAATAATTTAGTTAGTAACTCTTTTATAAGAATAATATAGGCATTTTTTAAATTCTATAAAAATTTTTGAGTGAGAACATGCCCCCCGCCTCCTGTAAAAAAAAATTCCTGCCCCCCAAAAAGTTGTGTGTTTTGCATGCTTAAGAGGTTCTACTGATCTGCTCCCCAGCTACAAAATGTATAAGGGGTACCCCCACACTTAAGTGGGAGCCTCAATAATTTAATACTATATATTATGAGCGTATTTTTCAGAAAACTAAGAGTAAATGAAGCAACAGGAACAGCAACAATCATTGCTACAGACAAACCAATCTCTGCAACAAAGAAGATGATTGGTAATCTAAACGTAGCAGTAAGGTCTACAGGTAATGTAACCTTTGGCATTCTAAGTCTTATAGACCCAGATACCAACAAAGTAATGCGTGCTAATCATCCTACTATTAAGCAACTTCAAAAAGAGCTTAACCAAGGAGATGAAATGCCTGGCTTCCAATTGAGTGACAATCCTGTAGTGGATTTAAATACAGGAGAGGAAACTAACCTGCGTTGGATTGAGGCTTCAGTATAGCCTTACATCAACAACTGACCTTAACGGGTTGGTTGTTGTTTTATCTTGTGTGTAATAGTGCATGGTTACTGCAATCTTCTCTGACTATCTGCTCTGCCATCTGCACTTTGACCATCTTCTCCCCAGCTATACAGCGTTATGGGTACAATGTTATATAATATCACTAACATTGTATAAAAAGCATGGGTAAATTTAATTTTATGTGTGTGTCACACTAAAGATGAGGTCTTATACCCACAAAATACCACCTTTTACCACTACTGTTACAACTAGTACTCTATATAATATAAATATAGCTAACACTACTATAGCCGTAACAATTACACTCAACAATACTACAAGAGTATTCTTTGTCTCTTCCTCTATAGGATAATAGACATAGTACCCGCAATATTATAATCAAAAGCTTAGAGATATGAGTCAAGCAATACCACTGACTATTCTGAGATAGTGTCAGCCAATAATGGATAAGCACTCTAAGTTATTTACTAATCACTAATACTAAATCGTTATGTCTAATACTAAAACAATGCTTGTAACTATAACAGTATTTATAATCACATTACTATGTCTTAATACTATAGTTTGGTGGTTAGAATCTAATATTACATACAAACAATCATTCTCTCATGGTGCATTCTTATTCCTTACTCTATTTGTAGGATGGATACCGGCTGTAATAGTTGGTAAAGATTACCATGAATATATTAATTAATCCTAATACTAAATCTTATGAAACACATTATCATATGCCTAGGCATTCTCCTATCATTTAGCTCTTGTGAAAAAGAAGAGTTAGAACCAACATGTACAGCTATAGAGCTCAACATGACTGATACAATAACTATGTACTTTGAAAGACAAGAGTCTAATGGTACATTTAGATCACATGGATGGTCTCAAGATAACTATCAGTTATACCTTGATACATTTATGGCAACAACACCTCCACCATTTACTATGGATGGTTGGTTGTCTTGGTCATTTGACTCAGCCAATAGCAATCCAGACTATTATATATTCAGTAGTGGACAGTATCTTATTAACCCAAGCACTTGGGATGATGACTTCTACTATATCACAATACCAATTCAAGATATTGTTACCAATGGTGACACTATCGTAATCCTTTAATCTTTTAAAATAAATAATTATGAAAACATTCTTCAGATCATTAATCAAATGGATATTTATTATCATTATCCCAGTAGTAGTATTAAGTACATGTATCAACTATTTTTACACCTTTGGGTGGAATGGTTGGTCAATGACCCTCATATGGAGTGCAGTGGTAGTTGCAACTCTTATTAATGCTTTGTTCTATGCTTCTAATATGAAGCAATCAAAGTTCTTACCATTTAAAATACAGTTTGAGTTTATCCCTATGTTTGGCTTCTTAATAGGAGTACCACCAAAAAGACCATGGGAAATACTTATAGTTGTACCTTTTTGTACTATAGAAATATCAAAAAGGGTTTAAAAAGGCTCACGTATGGACCACTAACAATACCAGTAATATTATATACTATAATAACACTAGTAGTTAGGTCTTGTGAGATTTGTTGATTGTGTAATCAATTTTCAGGAGCCATGCTGTTTTCGCATACATGTTTGCAGTGTGGCTCTCCTGAATTAATCTAAAAAATATTAAAACATATGTCAAATACATATTCCATCCATAAAGAAATAATTAATACCATCTTTATAAAGCTATTAGATAGCAAAGCATTTGTAACAAAGGAAAACATGACCAATGTTGGTAAGATCTTGCTTAGAGAGTGTAGTGATAGTACTATAGAAACCATTATCCATCTCATGTTAAGTGAAACAGAATATAAACCTCTTAAAATAGGTGATCATGTTAAGCTTGAAACACCAAATTATCACATAGGTAATGAATATGAAGTAGATATACTTGCTGACTTAGGTCTATTACCTAAAGATAAAGGTTATGTCTATGGTATTGTTAAAGGTGACTCTTCTTGGAGCACAACAGATCCTTTTAATCCGTTCTATAGTAGAATTAAGATTGATTGTTTGTATCATTGTGCTGACAAAAAGCTTAAATTATATCAGCATGAAGTAAATCCTTTACAATGTGTGAAGGTTAATAGAGGTAATATTCCTTATTACAAAAAGAAAACAGCTTCTGTTGAGGTTGTGGACCCAATAACTTTATAATATGCCTAAATTATCAATAGAATTAATCAAAGACAGGTACAGAAAGTTCCAGACTCAAAGTGAACATAAACACTTTGGTCCTTATATGAATGAGCTATTCTCACTAGGTGATGTTAAGCTACAAGGAGAGTTAGACAATAACATGTCTCTTCTTAGGTTGCTTAAAGATCATGTACAAGAAGAGCAGTAGATATGGAATTGTTAAACACCAAGTGTTAACAGATCCTAATCTATCCATTCAAGCAAAAGGTTTGTATAGTATATTATGTTGCTATGCAAACAAAAACAGATTATGTTGGCCATCTATCAGTACACTTGCTGATGATGCTGACTCAAGTCAATCATCCATTAAAAGATGGTTAAAAGAGTTAAAACACCATAATTACATTCAAAGAGTAGGAAGAAAGCTAACAATTTTGTAATGCGTTAGCTATATTAATGCTTTTTATTTTTGAGTTAGAACCAAATTCATTTAATTATACTGAACCAGTACAAGTTATATTATTATCTTTACCACAATAAAATAAAGAATGATAATACAACTTCCAAATGGCAGAATAATTGAGTGTTCATTAGAACAGTACCTTTCACTAAGTGATGAAGAGTACAATGATCTAAATGGTCTTAGCTCAGCCTATACTAAAGAAGTTGGTGATCCATTTTACAACAGGTATTCAGACAGATCAGGGAAAGCAGAACAATCCGCAATAGAACATATTGAGGAACATGAACCAGCCCTAGATGAGATAGATACCTATGAGAAGTTGGAGGACCCGTATTTTCATTCAGATGATTCTTAAATCATCAAACACTATTTTATTAATTTCAAAAACAATTTAAAAATGCAAAATCAAGTAAACATCATTGCTGATGACATGGGAAATGTTGTCCGCCAATCAAGTAGTAACTCAGAGTATGGTTATGTAAGACTAACACAGAAAAGAGTATCCTTTGGAACCGGAGGTTGGGTTAAAAGCTCTAACGTCTCTACATTAATCCATGGTAAATTAGAAGATTTACAAGAAATGGATTTCAAAGCTAATGAAGCTTTAACAGGTAAGATTGTAATCAGAGAGCAATTAGAGCCATTTAGTTCTAATGATCCTGATAGAGACTATAAATATGCAGGTGATACAGGTATCATTTGTTGTATAGATGGTCAACCTATTTATAGGAAAACATTCTTTGTACCAAATGTAACAGCTGAAGATACATTATTAGCTCATACTAATGGTGCTGATATAAGAGAAGCTAATGGTAGCAACACAAGTGTCAAAATGAAGACAATTGAAGCTGCAGAAGCATTTGGTATCAATAGTGACGTAGAAGATGAATCCGTTGAAGAAGTTGCTGATGAAGTAACTGATGAAGTAGTTGAAGATGAGCTCGTTGAAGAGACATTTGAACTATAATAATAATTTCTGAAGAATGCAGTGGGTAGAGAGTGAATTAAGTAGCTCTCTACCTCTCATTTTTTAATGACATATTCAATAAATTCATAACTAAAAATCAAACACGTATGCTATCTCATGAACAAATTCAAACACTAAAACTTAATGACAGAGAAAATCAATTAAGCAAACGCATAGAGCGTTATCAATATCTAGGGTTATTAGCTGAATATCAGTTACACCCACCTTCACTAATCAATTCATTTGAATACAGTAAACTAAATCCGTATCAACATTTTTTGTTTAAACGTGTACTCCATGGACTCAATGTTTATAAACCTGAAGAAGTTAACAAGCTTCATTGGGATAAACGTAGAAGAGTTACTAGAGTATGGAAACGTGGTCAAAAGGAAATTAACCGTTGGAAACAAACACTTTGTAATAAGAAAATAAATTCTTATCTTAGTAAAACGTTTACACATAGTCCTCTTGCTCAGTACATTGCAAATATACCTGCAGATGAAACATTAGATAGTTACAAGAACACGTTTACATTCAAAGACCTTGGAATATCATATGAAGATGTAATATTAAAGTTTATGTCTTTAGGTTTACTACCAAGAAACTTTTTTACAATTAAATCAAATGAGTATCAAAAAAGTATCAAGTAAAATGTCAAAGTTAAATACAGCTTATAGCAAATTGCGTAAGCAGTATTTAACAGACAAACCCATCTGTCATGCAAAGATCCATAAGTGTTCCTTGCATGCAACAGATGTTCATCATAAACATGGCCGTGGTGTATACCACTTAGATGTGTCTACATGGTTACCAGTTTGTAGAAACTGTCACATGTGGATAGAAGAACACCCAGCTGAAGCCTATGAATTAGGATTTTCAGGCTCTAGAACATAACTTTATGGTCCTATAGCTCAACTGGATAGAGCAACAGCCTTCTAAGCTGTAGGTTCTAGGTTCAAATCCTAGTGGGATCACAGATGGCCGGATGATGAAATTGGTAGACATGAAGGACTTAAAATCCTTTGGGCAGTAATGTCCGTGTGGGTTCAAATCCCACTCCGGCTACCAGCACTCTTAGCTCAGTTGGTTAGAGCAACTCACTCATAATGAGTAGGCCACAGGTTCAAGTCCTGTAGGGTGCACCTTTAATATCAAAGAAATATGAAAAAATATCAAAAAGATAGGCTAATTAGAATATTAGCTTGGACAATCGTACTATCAATAACAATAATATTATGGCAAACAATACTTCTGAGACTATTTCCAATAGAGAGATAGTACAATCAGATGCACTTTCAGTAGCAGTTAAACACAAAAGATGTGGTTTAGGTATATCTATGGGCGTAGGCAAGACAAGAATTGCAATACAACACCTTCAGATGAACTTTGATCAATTTATAGAAGTCTTGGTAGTAGTACCAAAACATTCAGTTACTCAGTCTTGGATTGATGAACTAGGTAAGATGGGATTAGAGTCCTTACTCCAGCATATTACTTTTACAACATATCTATCTTTAAAAAAACATAATCCAAATGACTATGATATAGTATACTTAGATGAATGTCATTCACTTAAATATTCACATGAATTATTCTTAGGTCCTTATGTAGGTAAGATATTAGGGTTGACTGGTACACCGCCAAGAGATAAACAATCAGAGAAAGGAGAGATGGTACAAAAGTATTGTCCAATCAAGTACCAATTTGATGTAGATAAAGCAGCTGACTCAAATATATTAAATGATTATCAGATAATAGTACATGAGTTAGAGCTATCTAAATTACCTACATTAAAGAAGAAGAGTAAGAATGGTGGTTTCTGGTATACCACAGAACAAAAGGATTATAACTATGTAAACGGAAGAATAGCAGATGCTCAATCTCAAAAGCAAATACAGTTTGCAAGGATTATGCGTATGCGTGCTCTGATGGATTATACAAGTAAAGAGAGCTATGTCAAGAGTATACTAAAGAATATTGGTACAAAATGTATTGTATTTGCAAATACTCAGGACCAAGCAGACAGAATATGTAAGCATAGTTATCATTCTAAAAATTCAAAGTCAGAGGAAAACTTAGAGTTATTCTCTGATGGTAGGATAAATCAGTTATCATGTGTATTACAATTATCAGAAGGTGTTACAATAAAAAACCTTGAGTCTGGTATTATAATGCATGCATATGGTAATGAAAGAAAAACAGCACAAAGAATTGGTAGGTTATTAAGACTTAATCCATCTCAAACAGCAGTGTGTCATATACTTTGTTATAGAGGTACACAAGATGTTACATGGGTTAAAAGTGCATTAAAAACCTTTGACCAAAACAAAATCAAATATTATAATCCACTAAAACAATGAAATCAATATTAATCATGTTTCTGTTAGGTCTACTATGTTGGACACAGAGCAAACTAAATAACAAGCAATAATTATGGGAAAAATGAAAGAGCTCTTTATTGAGCAACAAAATGAAATGGAGGCAGACAACACTTTTTATAAAGGTGTTCATGACTCTATGATACACAGTTATGCTAGAAAAGCAATAGAAGAATATATAGAAGAAGGTGATACACCTTGTCCTAACTGCAACATGCCAACTTTGTTACGCAATGAATCAAATGCTAAGTGCACTGAGTGTGCTCAAGAGTTTGTTTATGTAGGGTCAGCCTTAAGATTTTTGTAGAGATGAAAGAAATAGAGTTAACAACAAATTTAGGGCAAAACGTAACTATAGAGTATTCTTATGATCCAGGAGAACCAGACCAATGGTATGATTCTAATGGAGATCCGGGCACACCAGGGTATGGTCCAACGGTAGAAGTATACCATATATGGTACAATGCTACAGATAGATTAGGTAATTTTGTGTCAGTAGATATACAAGATTTATTAGAAGAAGATTTTGAAGAAAAAATACTAGAATATCATGAGTGAAAAGCAAACAAAATACATAGGAGGAGTACAATATATATTAGATGAAGGAAAATGGGTCAGTGTTTATGGGTTAGATTTAGATCCACATGACCCTAACTATTTATTATTCACACCCATTAAAAGAAAAGAAGATGAAAAAGGATAATATGCAAATACTAGTTTATGCATCTGCTTCCAAAGCAGTAGATCTATTACTAGAGGTAGACGTGTTACCTGGTGTCAATGAAAGAAAAATTGATGCTGCTATTCAAAGACTAGAGGATATAAAAGCTATATCCCGTATAAATATAACATAAGTTATGATAAAAAAAGAATGGAGATTTATGGATAAAAAATTCAGACAGTACAGAAGCAATCAAGGACGTAGTCCAGAAAAAATGGAAAAAATATATAAAGGTTGTTTTGTAATAATTTGTATAGGCTTTATAGTATTTATAATTACTTTAGTTAGTAGTATAATATGAAAGACCAGTTATTTATACAAGCCACAATAAAGGAAGGTAAATTACACTTCCCTATAAAAGCCTTTGAAACTAAGTATAATAAGTTTCTTAAAGATATGCCTGAAGGTGCACGTGTAGAGTTATTTATAGGTGTACAAGATGGTAAAGGCAGTAACCCACAGTTAGCAAGGGTACATGCTATGATTAGAGAGATAGCTAATGAAATAGGTTATACATTTGAAGAAGCAAAATTACAAGTTAAGCGTAAAGCAGGCTTGTGTTTTGTCAAAAACAATGTAGAGCACTGTAAATCCTTTGGTAAGTGTGATAAAGAAGAACTAAATCTTGCTATTCAAGCTTGTATTGAAATAGGAGATTTTAGTGGCATGCAACTTAGATAATTATGATGGCCAAATAACAACCATTATTTAACTATCTGCATTTTAGATTGCACTTGAGCAAGCTTATCAGTAATGTTTTTACCTTCAGCCATCATTGTGCCTAGGTCTCTTATTTCATCAACTGTTGCTGTACTTTCAGTAATAATATCTAAACCTTGTTCAGTAGCTCTAAGCTTCATTTGTTGTAGTAAAGACCACAGTACATATAAATCACCTTCAAATTTATCTAGAACAGGAGGATCTAAAGTTTTAGCTAATGCAGCTTTTTCTTCTTGAGTTTCTAACTCTGCCTCAGCAATTTTTTGATCTATCTGAGATATTTTAGCAAATTTCTCAAACGTAGCACCAATAGTCTCAATTTTATCATCTTCAGTAACCCAATCAGTTAAAATGTTTTGGATTCCTGCAATGTATGCGGTAGAACAAGAGATACCTGTTATGTTCTTAGAAAAATCATAAGTAACATAAGTTTGAAGTTTTTTATCAGACATAATTAAAAGTTTTATTAAACAAAGATACAAAATATAATGGAAAATATAGAAATAGACATTACTAATTTACGTGAGTCACTAAATAATAAGCTAGTTGACAGTGGATGGGATAAAATGTTATCACCTTATATAAATGGGATAGATTTTGATCATATCATGAATACACTAGTACAAAATGTAAACAGAGGTAGAAGATTTACACCTAAGTTTAAAGATACATTTAATGCATTTTATGAATGCCCTTATGATGATGTTAAAGTTGTCATAGTAGGCCAAGATCCTTATCCTCAATTAGGGTCAGCTGATGGATTAGCATTTAGCTGTAGTAAAAAAGGTAAAGCAGAAAAGTCTTTACAATATATACTAAAGCAAACTATTGGTGATTACACTGACACAGGTAGAGTTATGTATACACCAGAAGAATGTGATCTAAGACGTTGGGCTAACCAGGGCGTGCTGTTACTTAATACAGCATTTACTGTAGAAATTAATAAGATAGGTTCACATTATCATATATGGAAACCTTTCACACAATATCTATTTGATAATCTTAATAGACATAAGAAAGATACAATCTTTATACTTATGGGTAAGAAAGCTGAAGAGTGGCAAACACTTCTTCCTAACTGTAAAATTTTGAAATGTTCACACCCTGCATCAGCTGCATATAGAGGTGGTGAATGGGACTGTAATGACGTTTTCAACAAAGCTAACTTAGAATTAGAAAAGCTTGGGAAAACTTGCATAGATTGGTAGATTTTATTACCTTTGATAACCTTAAATTATAATATAAATGGCTAATAACCAGGAACTTAACAAGAAAAAAGCTATAAGTGAATTCAAAAAAACATTTTATACTTCATATGGTATAAAACTGTACATTTATGCTCCAGAACAACAAAAGGGGAAAATTCCTATTGGTGTTTTTCATGAAGCTTCATTAGATGCATTACATGAACATCATCCTAAGTTTAGTAGAATTAAAAATCTACAACATAGGACTAGATTTAGAGATTATCTTGTGTATGTACAGGTTATGTCTTACTTAGCACATAAGGAAGGACATAGTAAAACCAGTATAGGTAAATATATTAAACGCAACCATGCTACCATAATCAACTCATGTAAAATGATTGAGAATGGCTTTTTCAGCAATGATCAAACAGTATTGGATGCACATAACAACACTTTAAAACATTTAGAAAGATATGTGGGAATTACTTCAGAAGATACTGAAAGCAAACCTAACTCCAAACCAGAGCTTGATCCTATTTGGCATGAAGCAAAAAATTTCCTTGCCTCTAGCTAAACAAGAAGACAAAGAGCAATTGTTAAACCTAGGTTATTTAAACTTAGAAGATGGAGTATATAAACTAACACCACAAGCAAAATTGTTTATGGTGAAACTAGATAATTATTTTATTAAAGCAAAGAAGAAGACTGATATACAACTTATGGGTAAAAACTTTGTAGATAAGATAAATAACTATAGAGAAGTATTTCCTGCTAAGAAATTACCAAGCGGTAAGCCAGCAAGAAATAATGTCAAAGCATTAGGAGAAGCATTTAGATGGTTCTTTGAAACTTATGACTATACATGGGAAGATATAATGAAGGCTACAAAAATGTATGTAAATGAGTACAGAGATGCACAATACATGTATATGCAGACTAGCCAGTACTTTGTATGTAAACAAGATAAGCATAGAGTTAAACACTCAACATTAGCAGACTACTGTGATATGATACTAGAAGGTGTCAGTACAGAGGATGATCACTTTAAAGAAAACGTAGTATGAAAAAAACATCAGAAGCATGGGTTGGGCAGTATGCCGCCTTTAATGAAGCTCTTAAATATATGTTTAAGAGATCAACTGGAGAAGAGAAATCTATATATACACCTTGGCCCAAGTTTAATGATGCTGCTACAGACGGAATAGAGTGGAATACATTGACTGTAATTGGTGGTAGACCTGGTTCAGGTAAAACATTAATTAAAGATCAAATTATCAGAGAATCATTTGCATTAAATCCTAATGATAACTTTAGAGTATTAGAATTTCAATTTGAGATGGTGGGTAGAACCTCAGCAATTAGAGAATTTAGTTCTATTACAGGTAAGACTTATAAAGAACTGTGTAGTGCAGGATCAACATTAAGTACTGATACATTAAACACATGTCATCAATATGCTAAAGAAAGAGTAAAGCACCCGGTTGACATAATTAGTACACCTATGACTGTTAATCAGATGCGTGAACAGATAGATGCCTATATGAATTTACATAAAGGAGTAAACACAATGATAACTCTTGACCATACTATGTTAGTAAAGAGAGCACCATACCAGAATAACACATTAGATATGTTATTTGAATTAGGTGAGTTCTTTACACAGTGTAAAAGAGATTATCCTTGTTTGTTTATTGCTTTGTCACAACTTAATAGGAATATAGACAACCCGGATAGGGCTATAGATGGTAAATATGGTAACTATATACTTGAGTCAGATATATTTGGCTCAGATGCAATGCTTCAGCATGCAGATATGTTAATAGGTATCAACAGACCAGCTAAACAAAAGATAAGGTTCTATGGACCTGATAGATATATAATAGAAAATGATAGAACATTAGTTCTGCATTTCCTGAAAGCTAGAAATGGTGATGCAAGAATGAGTTTCTTCAAAGCAAAGTTTGAACAAATGCAAATTGAAGAGATGGCTACACCTGGACAACAAGAAAGGAGATGATAAATACTAAAAAATTAAATAAAGAAGTTATGGGATTAACACCAGCAGAGCGTAAAGCTAAAGTTTCAAAATTAAGAGAAGAGCATGAAGATTACTTTCAAACAGAAGGAAAAATTAATGCATTATATATTCCTAAGATGGCTTACAGACCATCTGGCAAGGATGAATTACACGTTAGCTTCTTTCCTAGTGAAATGGAGAAAGAAAAAGATATATACACAGAGTTTGTAAGTATTGATTATGATACTGAAGACCCTAAAAGAACATTATATCTACATAAACACAACCCTCATTGGAAATCAGAGTATGAGTTAATTACTAGCAACTCAGGATTCCAGAGACATTTAATTCCGGTAAGTGAGTTAAAAGTTATTAAAGATGTAACATCTAAAGAATTACCAGTTCAAAAGTTTAATGATGCGGGTAAAGTTGCAGATTTATTTAGCTTACCTAATCCTGATGAGACACCATCTTCTGCATTAGTAAATAAATTAGAAGACATTAATCAAACATTAATAACATTAACCAAAGTAATCAATAAATTAATTAAATAAACATGGCACAAAGCGTATTAGTAATTGCAGATTCAGGTACAGGAAAGTCTACCTCAATCAGGACATTAGATCCTAAAGAGACTTTCATTATAAATATTGCAAACAAACCTTTACCGTTTAAGGGCTACAAGAGTAAGTATACTCAGATTAGCAAAGATAACCCTAAAGGTAATTTAACATCAGCAGCAAGTGCTCCTGGTATTATTAAAGCAATGAAACATGTTAATGATAAAATGACAGACATCAAAACAATTGTAGTAGATGACTGGCAGTATATGAGTTCTTTTGAATATTTTGATAGAGCCAATGAGAAAGGTTATGATAAGTTCACTCAAATAGCAGCCAACTTAGCCATGGTTGCAAAACTTCCTAAAGATTTGAGAGATGATTTAACTGTAATCTTTTTGACTCATTCAGAAGATTCAACTGATATAAACGGGAATAGAAAAATTAAAGCTAAGACTATTGGTAAAATGATTGACAATACTCTAACTTTGGAAGGTCTATTCTCTATAGTTTTATTTGGTAAAGTAAATAAAAATGATGATGGTGAACTTGAATATGGTTTTGAAACACAAAACTCAGGAGAGAACACATGTAAATCACCTATGGGTATGTTTGAGGATAGTTTTATCCCTAATGACCTGCAGCTTGTTAAACAACGTATTGAAGAATACAACAATTAATTATTAATAAACATTTAAAAAACAGAATTATGTTAAGTACTAAAGACATGTCTGCCGGATCAGGCGGAACTAAACCAGTAATTGGAACAGGTAACCACAAAGTAAAGATCAACTCTATAACATTTGATCAAACACCTTATGATGCAGATGCATTTAATATTACACTACACATAGAAGGTGAACCAGTAACAGGAGAATTCAATGGCTTCTTGAAAGACATGAATAATCCTAATGGTCCACGTTTTGAAGGTCAAGTAGGTAGAGTAAGATTCTCACCGTATCCATTTAAAGATGCTACATTATCAAATGGTAATGAAATTAGCCGTGACACAGAAGTGTTAAAGGCTATGGTATTTTTATCTGAAGTAGTTGGTAAGAGAAATGAGCTAGATGCAATTGAAGCTAACACCATTGAGGATTTCATGGCTAAAGCTGTTACAGTATGTGCTAATACTGGGTATATCAATGCATGCTTAGGTGCACGTGAGTGGGAAAACAAAGAAGGTTATGTAAATAATGACTTGTTTTTACCTAAGAGATCAAGAAATGGTTCACCATTAGAGGCATTAGATGCTGAGAATTCTAATCTATTAACATTTGATAAGAATGATGTTAATCATTTCCGTCCAATGGTAAAGAAAGAGTCAGCTACAACAACAAGTTTTGAGCCTGTGTCTACAACAGGTGATGACTTTGACCTTTAATATAAACCAAAAGATTGGGCTCAGTATAATGCTGGGCCCATTTCTTTTTCTTATTTTTGGAATATGTTTAGCACTAAGAACTTTGTAATTGAAGGATCAGATGTACCAAGCACATGGGTATTCCAATACTATTTAGACTTACCAGAAAGACTAACAGGTCAGGACTTAAAAATTAAATCTATTTTTAATCCTAATGAGAGAACTCCAAGCTTTTGTATATATGTTGATAAGACTGTTATGCAATATAAGTTTAAGGATTTTTCTACTGGTAAGAGTGGTAACAAGGTTGACTTAGTTAAGTTAATACTTGGTATCAATTTCTCAGAAGCTATGAGAACAATAGTATCTGACTACAACAAGTTCATAAAAACATCTGATTATAAAGAAGAAAAGTTTATACCACAAACAAGATGGGAAATAGACTTTATAAAGCTTAGAGATTGGACTGTAGATGATAGTAATTATTGGTTGTCATATAGAATAGGTAAATCTTTATTAGATACTTATAATGTAAAGCCAATTGATTATTACAACTTAGTTAAGCAGGAATCAAATGAAGTTAAGAAACTAAAAATAGGTAGCAAATTTTGCTATGGTTATTTTGATAAGAATGGTGAAGTATACAAAGTATATCAGCCTCATAGTAAAAAGCATAAGTTTTTTAAAGCAAAGCAATATCTGCAGGGCTTTGATCAACTTAAGTTTAACCAACCTTATTTAGTTATATGTTCATCTTTAAAAGATGCAATGTGTCTTAGAAGCATGGGTTATAACATAGAAGTTATAGCTCCTGATTCAGAGAACACTATGATTAAACCTCATATCATGAAGCATCTTGATAAAAAGTATAAGAAAGTTATTACATTATTTGATAATGATGAAGCAGGTAAGAATGCTGTGGACAAGTATGCAAATACATATAAAATCCACGGATGTGTTCCAACTATATGTAAAGACATATCAGATGCTATGGTAGAGATAGGATTTGATAAGTTGCATGCAATGCTAAAACCATTATTGAAAGAAACTTTAAATAAATAAAATGGAATTACACCAAGTACCCAACAATAGTAGAATAAAAATAGTTACCAAAGATAAGGTACCGCCCGGAGCTCCTCCCGTTGAAGAAGGAGAAGAACTTAATTTTAGATCTATAGATGGAATGTATAGTTACTGTACCAGAGACAATGGTGAAGTAGTACATTTAGTTGCATGGACTGATGTAGAAATAATTAAAGATTATGTCAAATAAAAAATGGTGGATACCAGGTAACGTTCCTTCTAGTAAGAATGGTAGGCGTTGGACAGGTAAATACTTTATAGCAAGCAAAGCCGTAATGAATTACAGAAAAGAAACAAAAGATATTTATCTTAAATATACTGAAGAGTTCAAAAAAGAACTTGAGAAGCATGAGCTTCCAGTAAAAATATCTTTTAGATTCATTAGAGGTAGCCGCCATAAGTTTGATTATATAAATCCTGCACAGACAGTGCAAGATGATATGGTTAAGTATGGTTGGATAGAAGATGATAATGCAGAGTTTATAATTCCTGCATTTGATCAATATACTTATGATAAAAAGAACCCAGGAGTATGGATAGAATTAATAGAGAATGGACAGAAAAATAATAACAGTTGAAGAATTTTTTAGACTAAAAGAAATGTTTAATGCATCCAAAGAAGATCAACAGATTGCTTGGGAAATATTTGACAGTCAATATGAGGATAAAATAATAATAAGCCAGTTGATGGCAAAAGCTCTTATGTTTAAAAGCAGAAGAAATTTTATTGACACTGTTAAGTTTGAGTTCATTGCTGATTCTAAAAAATTATATTCTTTTATAGATATAAATACTTTTGATAAAATATACATGGATATATTAAATAAATTACTAGATGATTAACATACAAGATCAGGTTGCACGGACAACCAAGACGTTAATATTTACAGAGCCCTTTTACGGGCTCTTTTTAATTGGTATCAATAAGAAGTTTACAGATCAAATTCCTACAGCAGGAGTTAGTAAACATGGCATTGGTATGCAATTGACTATAAACCCAGAGTTCTATAATGAACTCAGTGAAGATCACAGATTTGGATTAATTAAACATGAGCTTTTGCATATTGCATTTGGTCATTTAATATTGAGAGAATTATATTCTGATCACAAGCTATTTAATATAGCAGCTGATTTAGAAATTAACCAGTACATACTGGAAAGTAAATTACCTGATGGTGGTTTATTACTCTCAAGTTTTCCTGAATTAAATCTTCCTAAAAAAGCAGGTACAAAAGAATATTATAGACTTTTAGAACAAGCACAGGAAGATGGGACATGTCCATCTCTAGATAGTTTAATGGACAAAATGGATGGCAACTCACAGTATTGTCATGCAGGTTGGAAAGACTTTGATGATTTACCTGAAGCTGACAAGAAATTAGTGCAAAAGCAAATTGAGCATCAATTAAAGGACAGTGCTGAACAAACAGTAAAGAAGCAAGGTAATATACCAGGGGAGCTGGCTGAACTCATAGAGAGGCTTACACACATTGAGCCACCTAAGTTTGATTGGAAAGGATACCTTAGAAGATTTGTAGGTAATTCAAGTATAGTCTATACTAAAAAGCTGAGACGTAAGTATAACAAACGTTATGCAGCAAATCCAGGACTTAAAATTAAATTCAAGAACCATATACTAGTTGGTGTTGACACAAGTGGATCTGTAAACAATGATGAGCTAAAGGAATTCTTTAGTGAACTTGCACATATGCATAAGACAGGTCATAAAATTACAGTAGCACAATGTGACACCCGCTTAAATAGTGTAAAAGAGTTTAATCCAAGAAAGGATTGGGAAATACATGGTCGTGGTGGGACAAGCTTCCAACCAGTAGTAGATCATTTTAATGAAAACAAAGGGCAATATACAGCCCTAATATATTTAACAGATGGTGAAGCATATTCTCCAGAGGACTGTCCAAATAATACCTTATGGGTATTAAGCAGTATCTCTGATATGAATAATGAACTACCAGGACAAGTAATTAAACTAAATTAATAGAAAATGGCACAAGTAAATTTAAATGTAACAGAGCTAAAAGGATTTGTAAATCACATAATCACTAACAATAGGTATCTACAAGCAGAAGGAAAGAATTCTGTATCAGTAGAAGTTGTAGGTGAATCAGGTATTGGTAAGACTTCTACTATAGTAGAGCTTGCTCAAGATAATAACCTGAAGTTTGTAAAGCTTAACCTTGCACAGATAGAAGAGT